GGGGCGCTCCTGATTGGCTCTCTCGGAGAGTTCACGGGCCGTCTTGTGGCAGGAGATGGCGAAGGAGCGGACGGCTTCTGGTCCATCGCCCTCTTGCCCTTGCGCTTCCATCAGGGTCGCAAACTTCTCGGCTGCATTTCCTGCGCCGGTCCAACCCAGGGCCATGGATGCATAGACCGTCTTGAGATCGACCATGCTCACTCCCCTCCCCGGATCGCGGCGAGGGCAGAGCGGGCGGTCTCTGTCGCCACTAGGACGCTCCTGGGGCTTGCTGTGCCCAACTCATCCGCAATCCGCTCCAACGCCTCCACAGCCACCTCCAGCTTCCCCTTCGGCTCGGGGGTCTCTCCCTCCCTGATCTCCCGGATCTTAATTCCAATCACGTCCGCCATGACGCGGCGGATCAGCTTGGCTTCCTCCATTCGGCCCCGCGCATACCCCTGCGGATACCGCTCGGTATCGGCCCGAGCATTGATCAGGATGGGGTCATCCTCCGTCGCCTCACACAGCGACACGATCTCGCCTTTGACCCATTCGAGAGCCTGCGTCGCGTTCATGGTCATCTGCACAGGCTCCTTCGCCTCGGTGAGCAGGCCGGCGCAAAGCTCCAGCAGTTCCGCGATGGCCTCGGCGCTGTCCGGCAGGAGTTCGTAGACCTTCCGCTTGCGGTGATAGATGCGGAGGAACTTGGCCCAGGTCTGTGCATCGCCGGCCAAATCCGAGGCGGTGCGCTGCTGGCTCAAATCCTGGGTCAAGCCATTGTTTTCGTCTGAGAAAGGGTGGTGTTCTGGCTGTTTTCCGGCGTTTTCAAATCCTACCCCCGTCGCCGCCTCCATAATCGCGCGGCAGAGGGCGGGGGCTTCGGAGGCGGGGATGTCCACCATCACGTCCCAGGGACCAACGTGGGGTCCAGCCGCGGCAATGCGAACAGAGCCATCCGGATTGGGGAAGACGCCGATGGAGCAGCGGTCCTTGTCGTCGAACTGACGGTGCACGTACTCGCTCACTTCCCCTCCCCCAGCTCGCCGCTGTTCTGTGCGGAGGGGGGTGTGGGGCTCCAATGGCAAAGATCCTTGCCGATCGGATTTCCGCACGGCTCGCACTTCCAGCCGTAGCTGGTCGCCTTCATGCGCCGCATGGTGCTGCACTTCAGGCAATAGGGCGCCCATCCCGGATAGGGAGGCTTGAACTCGCTCACCCAACCCTCCGTTCACTGGCGGCGGCCAGGAAGGCGGTCATCGGCCCTGCCCTCCGGCCAACTCGAAATCAGGGATGTCGTCGAACACCATGCGCTCGACATCCGCTGCCTCTGGGCGCATGCGGCTACTGGGCGTGACCGTCGCGCCGGGGAAGCCCGCCTTGATCGCGGAGATCAAACTGTTCGCCCGGATGACCCGCCCGACCTCCGCCAGCGTCCACACCTCGACTGCGCGCTTCTCGGCCTTAGCAAGGGCTACCAGCGCATGGGCCTCCTGGTGCGTCCTGGTGATGCACAGAACGGGGCTGGAAGCGTCGTCTGGGGCGACTTCCCACCACTCGGGCACCAGGACAGCGGCGCCCACCTGAACGGCCTCAGCGTCCAATGCAGCCCACGCGCGCTGCATCATGGAGCCGACATCCTTCAGCCGCGTGATCGCAGGAGCAGGATGAGGCGGCTTGGCTGCCTCGCGGCATGCACCAGCCCACATCTCCTGCGCCTGATCAAAGCGGTCGCGCGTCGCCTCGCTGACCAGCAGCCGAAGGCGGCCAATGCCCCACTTCCGCTCCATAGCCGACACCGTAGCGTCGACCAGTGCAATCTGGTCCGCGACCTCTTGCAGAGGGAACGTCATAGGCACGCCTCCTTCAGCATCCGGATTTGGTTCAGGCAGTCGTCGATGGGGGTATGTGCGACGCCCGTGAAAGGCTGCGCCTCATAGGCGGACTGACGAGCCAGGGCGTCTTCGCCGCGGCTGGCAATCCAGGACCGCACGTCGATGACGCGCCGGTGGCTAAACGGGCTCTTGAGCCCCAGCTCGGCAAAGTATCCCTCAACGAAGGGGTAATCGAAGTGCGCCGGCTTGGCCCAGAAGAACGGCTCGGCGCCGATCAGCGCCGCCATCTCCGTCAGGACGATACCCGCAGGCATCCGCCCCTCAGCCGTGACTGCTTTGGCATAGGCCTGGCCGTCCTGCCGCTCCCACCAAGCCTTCGTGGCATCATCCCATGCCCGACCATCCAGCATCTCAACCGACCAGTAATGCGCGGTGCCAGGCTCGAAGGTCTCACGGTCAAAGTGCACAGCGCCGATGGACAGGATCGCCGCCTTGTCAGGGCGCAACCCCGTCGTCTCGATATCAATCATCCAGTCGTTCATGCCCCGGCCCTCCAGGCCGTACCGGAGGGACGCCCGGCGTGGTTCGCGCCGCTTCGCCGGCGAAGAGCCACCCGTAGGGGGCGAAGCGGCGAACTAATAAAATCAATAACTTGCCGCCCACTTGATGCGGCGAAGCGGCGAACGAGTGAGAAAACCGAATAAAAACAACGGTTCGCCGCTTCGCCGGCAGTATTTGGGCGAACGCGGCGAACCGCTTTTTGGACCAGTCTCGGGCGAGGTGCAGTGCGTCCAAAAACCTGATCAATGATCATGGCGAACAGCCTCCACAGGCGCATTCGGGGCGGTGCCGGAACGGGCAAGCCAGAGCCGCACCTTCGCCCCATGGACTTCGAGATCGACCCCGTCAGGGGCGTAAGGGATGGCTGCAGCGATGCGGCCGTAGGACCGCCCGCCGTTGGTCATGCCGAGCGCGGAGCAAAGGCGGTTGAGTGTCATCCGCCCCTTCTCTCCGAGGATCTGCGCTACCTGTTGGCGCAGCTCCTTCCGCTCCTCTGTGTCCTCCGGCTCGCTGTCGTCTGGAACAATGACGAGAGAATTACGGGGCACGAGGCTGGTGGTCGGTAAATCCACCTTCCGGGTCCGGAGCCGGTAAGTGACCCCATCCTCTTCGTCCTTCTGCTTCTCGACGAAGAGCGTCACGCGGTCTTCCGATCGGGTGACTTTGAACACCGCATCAGAGGCACCGAAGAGCGCGCTGGAGCCGCGCATGCCCTTCTCAGGGTCCTTGCCGGTGTGATGCACCGGGGAAAAGGCGCAGCCAACCGCGCGCTGGATATCGGCGCCGGCGGCGATGGCCTTGCCCATGTCCTGCGCCGAGTTCTCATCGCCGCCCACCATGGACCGCGCCAAGGTGTCGACGACGATCCACTTCGGCTTCAGCCCATCCGCCTCAGCCGCGTGTTTAGCCGTTAGCAGCAGCTTCTTCGTCTCGGCCGGGTCCAGCAGATTGACTGCCTGCGGCAGAAGCCGGAATGCCCTGGAAGGCAGCTTGACCCCGTTGGCGATGCACCAAGCCTGGATGCGCTTCCCGTATCCACCAGCGCCTTCGCCCGCCATGTAGATCACGTCGGCCTGGGGAACCTCCTTGCCCATCCAGGGGAGGCCATGGGCAACCCGCAGCGCCAGGTCCAGCACGATGAAGGACTTCAGGGACGCAGATGGACCATAGAATGGGGCATAGGCCTGCTCGGTCAGCAGCCCGGGGACCATCCACACAGGCGGCGGCATGTTGATGGCATCTTCAATCGTCAGCAGCGGGAAGACTGCAGGCGATGCGCCCGCCTCCTCCACTTCCGGTTCCTGGTCTGGCACATCCCACTTCCGGCGCCCGCCCTCGATGGCTTTGAGGACTTCTGCGCGGGTCTGGTCATGGGTGTACCCTGGAAGAGTGAAGGCCTGGGACGCGGCCAGGATCTCGACATTCGACCACCCCCGGCCGATCCAGTGAGCCACCAGACGAACCATGTTGTGGTGCCAATGGTCATCGGCCCGGATGCGCGCCAGCAGGCCGCTAGCAGTATTGAGCCCCGAGACGTACTCGACCTTGGCTTCCGGCTGAGCGTCCGGCTTTGGGGCATCAGCCCAAGGAGACTGGCCACCATAGGTGACGGCCAGAGCCTCGGCCGGCACGCCGTCGTCGGTCTCCGCCAAGCGCTCGTAGGAAGTGGTCTCGATGCGGTAGCCGCGGCTTGTCTTCTTGGCGTCCGGGAAGCTGACTGACCCCGCGAGCCGCATGATGCGGGACGGGTTCTTAACGGTCGGGTCTCCGCGGAACCACGTCGCCAGCCGGTCCTGGGTCTGCGCCCAAGCGACCATGTTCCGGCTCGGCGTCTCCAGCTCCCACCACCCGTGCATGCGCACGGTCGGTGCGGTACCCGTCGTGACGACAAAGCAGGGGTTGATGCGCCCAGCATCCAGGCGATCCCGCGCGTCGGCGCCGCTGTCAAGGTCCACAAACTGGACGAAGGCGATCTCCACATCGTCGTCGCTGGCCGCCCGCTCGCGATGGCTTGACGGCTTCCTCGGATTAGCGCCGACGTAGACATTGAACCCGGCGCCGTTCTGGATCTGGGCGAAGCTGCGCGCCATCTGCCGCCCCTGCGGGTCGGCATCAAAAAGCTTGACCTGCACCGGCCGGCGCTTTGCCGGATCAATGCAGCGAATTTCGATCAATCCGCCAGGATACTGCGTCGGAACCGCCCCGAAGAGGCTGTCCAGATGCGCCTCCATGGCTTGCGGATCAGAGCGGAACATCGGGACCGGCGCGTTCATCCGCTGACCTGCCTATGGACAGATCGGGTGCCGGTGATGTCGTATGCTTCAGCCATGCACGCCCCCTATCAGGGTGTGTGAGGTGGAAGCCGGGGCGGGCGGAGCCGCCAAGCATGTCCCGCCCCGGCGGCTAACTCAGAACGGCATCCCGGCCGGCGCAGCCGCGGCCGGCGGCGGCACATGGTTGGGCGGAGGCGGCGCGGCGGGCGCAGCCGTGGGCTGACCAGAGGCGGCCGGCACCGCTACCGTCGCTTCGCCCAGGTCAGGGTGACGGTCCACCCACTGCACGATGCTGAAGACCGGGGCATAGTTTGTCGTGGTGCCCTGAGGCCCCTTGGCGACAATCGGCTTTGTGCCGGTCATCTGGACGACAGGGATCTTGCCCTGAGAAGCCTCGGGCGCCTGGGTATAGGCGTTGTGCAGGTCGTCGATCGCGCTCATCACGGCCTTGGAAGAGGAAGAGAACTCGCGGACACCGCCAAGCTGCTGCGGGCCGTAGACCTTCATCTTGAAGCCGTTCTTGTGGTCCGGGGTCGGCTTCGCGGGCTGCGGCTGACCGAGTGGAGCCATGGCGAAGTTCGGCCCCGTCGGGGTGAAAGCTGCCCAGCCCACTTCAATGGACAGGAAGTCTACCGCGAAGGTCGGGGGAGCGTTGGTGATGTCCTCCTGCTTCGTCTCCCAGCCGCTGGTTCCTTGCACCCGGTCGCGCTTGAACATGCGGCCGGCGCGGGCATCATAGGTCAGGAGAGGGAGGAAAGTAGCGTTGCTGGAGTTCTGGAAACCAAGTGCCACGGGGTAGCCTTTCGGATCGCTGACGACGTTGCGCCTGCTGTTACGGCCGCAGGGCGGAGCCGCTACCCTCAGAGACCGAACACTTCGCGCACCATCGCGCGGGTGTTCGGCTCCGAGTAGTAGAAACTGTCCACATCCGGCACGACGACGCCGGCAAGCGTCTCCTTGTCGGCAGAAAGGGACAGAAACCGGTTCAGGCGGATGGCGATCTGCCGAAGGGTCTCGACCTGTGCGGCCGGATCTGCGCAGCGGTAGACGCCAATCTTCTGAGGTGTGCAGTAGGCAACCCGCGCTTCGCGGTTGGTGCCGTGCACGTACAAGCCGACTTGGCGGCCATGGCTCGTGCTGATATCGCTGGAGAGCCTGAGCTGGGTCTTGATGTCGAGGGTGATGCCATGCCGGCTCCAGCCGACGTCCAGGTACCCGATCAGCTTGACAGGTACCTCAGGGAGCCAGACTTCGACAGGCTTCTGCACCTCGTCAGGCACGCCGTACTGGCGAAGTTCCGGGATCGCATTCGCTACGATGCCAGGAACAGCCTCACCTTCCTTGACCCGGCGAGGATCACCAGAAAGGGCGGTCAGCCGATCGTACTCGGCCTGAGCAATGGCCTGACATTCGGCGATCTCCGCGTCGGGGTTCAGCAGGCCGTGCACGATGCCAGCTTCTGCTGCGGTGCCTCGGTGAGCTGCGCAACCGACCTTCCCCCGCTTGCCCAGCAACTTTTCCATCACCCATAGGGCTGGTTCGGCTGCAAACAGGTTCAGGCTGCTCGCCGACAGGTGGCGGATACCATGCTGCTCAAGGCCAGACTTCGGAGCGATCGCTGGGGGCGCGGCGAGGGCGATGCTCATGCTGCCCTTACCCGGATCACGGTCTCGGGGACGAGCGCGTAATGCTTGGTCGCGACCTGGGCGACGATCTGGCTGTCGTCATTCCACACCACGCCGTTGAGCGCGTCGCACACCAGCTTGATGATGTTGTCCAAGTCGGGCTTGCCGGTCGGCCGCGCCATACCGCTCGCGGCTTCGGTCTGCTTGCGCTTGGACCACGACCGGGGGATCGGAAGTCCGACCTCAATGGCGACGGCCAATGGTCCTGTCAGGCAGGGATTGCCGACCGCCTGATCCGCGCAATGCCGGACGTGCGCTTCCATGGTGACGGTCTGTTCCGCCGTGTAGGTGCGGCCGCCCTTGCGGGAGAACCGCGGCCGCTGCTTGCCCCGCATTACGCCGGGCACGCGGATTACGAGCGTGGCGCCCGGGATGTTCTTCGGGCCGAGCGTCTCCAATTCGGCGTCAAGGCTCATGGCAGTCTCGACCATCATCATTGCCCCGCCTTCCGCCGATGCAGCGCGTTATGGGCGGCCACGAGGCAGTCGCGGTTGTCCTTGAGATCCTGCTGGATGTCTCCCGGCACGGACCAGAACCACAGACGCCAGAGCCGCGGCGGCCACCAGCTTGGAGCCCATTCGGTCGTGAGGCCGAAGGTCCGCAGGGTTTCTTTGATGCGCGCCGTCATTCCGTACTCACGTCGACCATTCGTATGATCTCCTCGCGAAGCTCTTTGCATTCGCGCATGAGGGTCAGGAGGGTGGCGCTGTTGGGCGGGCATTCCCCGCTCATCCAGTTTCGCGCAGCCCGGGGGGTAGCGTCGGCCATCTTGGCCAAGCGCTTGTCCGCGCAGCGCAGATCACCGAACTTCCGGCGCAGAACCCGGGCGACGGTTTCGCCAAGCTGCTCGGTGGTGATCGTCGCGCTCATCGCGGCAAAACTTTTCCGGTTAGGATTGGACCTGTGATGCACTGCGGGACCCGTTCATGTTGGTGGACATGAACGGGACTGATTTTCTGGAAATCGCTGACGGAGTGGATGGGCTGGGGCGGCAACCCCGGCCCTTTTCCGTTGTGGCCCAGCGCATCGCGCAGCCGGCCAAGGGCCGGGCAGCTATCAGGACGATGCGATTGACCGGAGGCACACATCAGGCGTGCTCCGCCATGCGGACACGCTCGACGGGCACATGATAGAAATCGTTCGCGGTGACGGCGCCGCCCGTGGCCTCGCAGATCGAGGCCAACTCATCGGCGCGCGGACGACGCACGCCGTTGCGCCACCGGCTGACGGTGTTCGCGGCCACGCCGAGGCGCTGGCCCAGGTCGGAGTTGTTCAGGCCCTCTCGGGCCATCCATTCGCGCAACGTCATGGAAGGACTATGCCATAATGGCATTATCCGGCGCAATACCATCTTGGCATGAGACGCGGAATATCTCGAGGCGCTACCATAATGGGATGAGCACTGAGACCGCGGCGAACCGGATCAAGGAGTTGAGAGAGGCTAGGGGCTTGTCGGCCGCCGAGCTGGGCAAGCGCGCCGGCATGTCACAGCCTCAGGTTTCGCGCCTGGAGAACAGCAACAGGCGGCTGAAGGTCGAGCAGGTGGTTGCGCTCGCCAAGGCTCTGGGCGTCAGTACCCAGGAGATCATCTCCGGCGACCCGGACACTGCCGGGGATGGGGATGCTCACCTCATGCGCGAGATGGGCGACCGCTTGGTTCAGGCTCGTGAGGCGCTAGGCCTATCCCAGGAAGAGTTCGCATCCATGCATGGTGTTCCTATCGCCGACTTGGACAACTGGGAGCAGGGCCGTCGTTACCCTGACCCCCAGTTCATCGTGGCGATCTGGAAGCGGCACCGCATTAACTCGGACTGGATCTATCTGGGCGAGATAGCTGGTCTTCCTCATAGCCTGGGGGAGAGTTTGCGGGCGGGCGCACAGGCAGGCGGGGCGGCTCCCCCGGCGGCGGCGAACAACCGGCCGGCAAAAATCCACGAGAGCAATTAAAGCGCGGCAGGGGCATCTGTGACCTCGACGTGTGCCAGCATGAGAACAAAGCTAGTACGAAGCTGCAAGGGGAAAGTTACGTTCCTTACATCCATGGGTAGAAAGCCGCAGCCAAGCGTTTGAAATCCAGTGCTCTTGTCAGAGCCAAATTTCGCTGGCGGTAAATCTTACACCGCTTTAGGTCGTGTTTACCACCTTAGCCGCAACTCTAAGCTGCGGTCATGTGCCCGGATGGATGAAACCCACCTGATCCGCATTTTGCGCGCGGAAATGAAGCATCGCGGCATCGGCCAGAAGAGGCTCGCCTTGTCTGCCGGCCTGCATCCAGATGCCGTTCGCAACATCTTCCGAGGGATCAGCCGCGCGCCACGAATGGAGACGATCCGGGCGCTGGCGGATTATCTTGGTGTCAGCGTTGACTACCTGTTCGGGCGGGAGGCGGCCGAGGCCGCCGAGAGCACCGTTGAAGGGGGGTCTACAGTGCCGACAATCCCGGTGCGCAAGCCTGGCTCCGAAGAGTGGGAGGAGGTCCGCCAGTTCTGGGCGGCCGCCAGCCCTGACGCGCGCCGCGCTCTAGTCTACCTGGCCCGCACCATGGCGCGGGCGGAGGGCATTGAGCCGGTCAAGCGGGTGACTGACCAGGGGCAAGAGCCCGGCCGCAGCTAATCCGGCCGGCCAGAACGGCATAAGGGTTCGGCCCCAGGCAGGTTTTATGCGCGTCTATGCCAAAATGGTATTGACGCAGAATATGCCAGTTCGGCATAATCCCTCCGCAGGCACGGTGCCTGAGGAGGTACACCGAGTGACCACCACCGAGATTTCCGCCGCGGTTGAGCGTGAGGCTCCTGCGAGCAAGACGCCCAAGGTGGCGTACTACACCGTCGTCTATCGCGTCCGCGACGAGGCCGCCTTCAAGGCGGATTGGAACCGCATTCACGACCTGATGCGTCTTGAGGGCGAGCAGCCCTTCGACGTCACCGCTATCTCCAGCGATCACGAGATGCGTCGCGTTGCGCTGATCGAAGACGCCCTTTCGGAGGACCCTGATCCCTACGACTTCATGGAAGAAGTCGAGGAAATCCTGAACACCGCCGATGTGATTGGCCTGTGGGCCTCGAAGAAGGGCGCCCACTCATGAACGCGCACCCTTCTTGGGTTCGCGAGGTTGACGCGCCGGATCGGCCGCTGTCCCTCGCCGAGATCGCGGCGAACGACGCCGACGACCACCGCGTGAAGCTGGTCAGGGCCTATGAGGGCCTGGAAGCCGCGATGGAACACATCGACAACCAGATCGACGAAGTGGCGCGCGAGGGCTGCGAATGGCGCACCACGCGGCTCGTGCAACTCATGGAGCGCGCGACCTTCCTGCTGAAGGGGAAGGCGGTATGAGCGCCCCTCCGATCCGCAGGAACCTGCACTCTTTGCAGCAGGCGAAGAACACGCTGCAGACCATCGTGAAGCTGCATGAGGAAGCGCTGCGGCATAGCCCCGCAGACCCGACGTTCGATCGGATGATCATCGCCAGCGCGCGCCGCGACATCGAGGCCGTTGAGAACGCCATGGCCGAGCAGGGCCACGCCATACCGACGCATGTTCAGAAGGAGTGCGCGTCATGCTGATCCGCAAAGACCTCTCCGACGACTTCGAAGTTGACGAGGGCGTGTGCCCCGTGTGCGAGGGTCTGCTGTTCGTGTTCGGGTTCATGTCCTTCGTGGGCACCGCCATCTACTGGGTGGCGTCGTGATTGCCGCCGTCCCCCTTCCCCTCCGTCTCAGGGCTAGCGCCTGGATGTACTGGCACAACGCGAAGGTCGCGTATCACCGCCGTGAGCGAAGGCTGTGGCTCCGAAAATACTGCGAAGTGAAGCAGCAGATGCGGGAGATGGCGCAGTGACCCCTCTGCTCCGCGCTTGGCAGCTCACTCGCCGTGCGTACGCACTGTCTGACCAACCCTCTGTGTCCGACCTCTGCCACGAGGCGATGCAGCAGATCTGGGTCGCAATCATGATGGAGAAGCGGTGATGGCTCTCAACGTCGAGCGGTTCATTGCCGCGAACATTGCCATGGAACCGGGCCCCAAGTTCCGGTTCTCCGCGCCGGTGAGTGGCATCCCCATTCCGCCCATCCCCTATGGCTCGAAGCGCATCAGGAAGGTGGATGTCCTGCGCAACATGGAGGTGGGCCAGAGCCGCTTCTTTGCCGGCGCCGCGGATGTCCGTGGCTCCTGGCAGGCGCTCGCCAGTTACCTGGGCAAGCAGAACGGCTGGGTGTTTGAGTGCCGCAAAGTGCGCGAGGCCGATGAGGTCGGTGTCCGGATCTGGAGGACTGCGTGATGAGCAATAGAAAAGACACCGCCTCCGACCGCCTCGACACGCTGGCCGATGCAGGGGGCGCGGAATGAGCCTCAGGACCCTCGACCTGTTCAGCGGCATCGGCGGCTTCAGCCTCGGCCTGGAACGGACTGGCGGCTTCAAGACCGTCGCCTTCTGCGAGATCGAACCCTTTCCACGCGCCGTGCTCGCTAAGCACTGGCCGGAGGTGCCCTGCTACGATGACGTGCGAACCCTCACCGCCGAGCGCCTGGCAGCAGACGGAATTTCCGTGGATGTCATCTGCGGAGGGTTTCCCTGCCAGGACATCAGCATCGCGGGAGATGGAGCCGGATTGGCCGGAGCTCGCTCTGGTCTATGGCGCGAGTACGCCCGTCTCATTGGCGAACTGGGACCGAGATACGTCCTCGTGGAGAACGTCGCAGCACTGCTTGGTCGAGGGCTTGGCGACGTTCTCGGAGACCTGGCCGCGCTCGGGTATGATGCGGAGTGGCACTGCATACCAGCTTCCGCCATTGGCGCCCCACACCGACGCGACCGTGTCTGGATTGTGGCCAACCGCAACGACGGACAGCGCATCCAATCGCAGCACGAGATACAAGCAGGGCGGCATGCCATTGGCATTGGCGGTGAAGCTATGGCCCACGCCGACTGCCTGTCAGGGGCACAACAACAGCGCGATGAACGGCGGCTCCCGCTCGAGGCGCTTGTTGCGGCAGAACACCAGCGAAACCGAGGCCAAAGCGATGGCTGGTGGTTCTCTGAACCCTCTGTGGGTCGAGTGGCTGATGGGGTTCCCCGCCGAGTGGACCGCCTGCGAGCCCTCGGCAACGCCGTCGTCCCGCAGATCCCGGAAATCCTAGGCCGCGCGATCCTTCACGCCGAGGGCATGGAGGCGCGCCATGCAGCGTAACGCCACCCGCACGGGGCCAGGTATCTCCCGCTCGCCCAGCGCCCAGCGCCTCACAGTGCGGGCATCCACCTCCAGAGCCTGCGCCGCAGCGACCTGCGACAGCCCCAGCGCCTCGATGGCAGTCCGGAACTCGTCTGCGGTCATCTCAGGGGCCGACGCTGTAGATGGTGACTTCGGTAGCGCCAGCGCGCTTCGCAGCCACCTTGGCGGCCTTGGCGATATCGGCAGCGCGGTCCTGGGTCAGAGCGCCGGTCACATACACGACGCCGCTCTGCTTCGTGCCGGACACGCCGAACTGGAAGCGGCCCTGCACGTGATCCGGGCGGGTGCGGTCAGCGAAGGTCGGGGCGGTGATGATGTTCATAGGTCCTTTGTAGGGCCATTGGCCCTAACAGTCAATGGAAAAGGAGCGGCCGCATGATCCACCTCCCCCTCTTCCGCCTCATCTGCCGCCCTCGCCGTCTGTTTCCTGTGATCCCCCGCCCGCGTCGGATCTTCCGGCGTGGTGGTGTCGCTGCGGCGACGAAGAAGGCCATCCTCGGCGGCCTGGTGTGCACTGCGGTTCCGTTCGGAGCGCTGATCGCCCCCGATGCCATCGGCCTGCCGTGGCGCCAAGAGAAAGCGCCGATGCATCTGGTGGAGGCCCCCGCCTCCCCTTTGGACGCGCTGCGTGCGGATATCCTGCGCAACCCGCCGTCTCTATTCGGGACGGAGGCGGCAAGCAGCCTGCCAGGGTCCGGCGCACTCCTTTTCGCTTTGATCCCGCCCGCCATCTCGTCGCCCGCTGGACGTGAGCCGGTGGACGTGCCGGAGCCTTCGAGCGTGGCGGTGTTCGTGGCTGGGCTGGCGGGGCTGCTGCTGGTGCGGAGGATCGCCGCATGACGGCCCTCATCGCTGTGCCCATGGACTTGGCCGAGGCCAATGAGTTCGTCGCCAACTTCCACCGGCACAACAAGCCCGTCGTCGGCGCTCGGTTCGCGGTCGGCGCTAGCGATGGTGAGCAGCTTTGGGGTGTCGCCATCTGCGGCCGGCCCGTTGCTCGCCGACTGCAGGACAAGGCGACTGCCGAGGTGACGCGCTGCTGCGTCCGCGACGGCGCGCCGCGTGGAACCTGCTCGTTCCTCTATGCCGCTCTGTGGCGTGCCTGGAGGGCTCTCGGGGGCCAGCGGCTCATTACCTACACGCTGCAGTCCGAGAGCGGTGCCAGCCTGCGTGGGGCCGGGTGGCGGGTGGCGGCTGAACTGCCGGCCAACGACAAGCAGCAGTGGCGCAACCGCCCTGGGCGTGAATGGCAGCCCGTGGTGGGGCAAGCGAAACTCCGCTGGGAGGCATGCGCATGACCCCGCCACCCCGCCCGCAGCCCGTGACGGATGGCGGCTGGCCGCTTGAGAAAGCACTCGCTCGCTTCGACCAGTTTTACATCCCCGAGCCCAACTCTGGTTGCTGGTTGTGGACCGGTGACATTTCTTGCGGCGGATATGGGCGCATCATGGTCGGAGCCGTTCGGATGCGCGCCCACAGGTTCGCCGTTGAGTTCATTGGCGGCGAACGCGTTCCTGCAGGCCACGTGGTTTGCCACCGATGCGATAACCCTACCTGCGTGAACCCAGAGCACCTTTTCGTCGGCACGCAGGGCGATAACGTGGTTGACGCCTTCCAGAAGGGCCGCCTCCCGCCCCCAGTAGCGCCGAAGAAGCTTCCTCGGCCATTCGGAACGACTTGCAAGCGCGGTCACCTGTGGGCTGAGGAAACCACACGTCTACGCCCCAACGGGCGCCGCGAGTGCCGCGAGTGTTCGGCTCAGCGAGAGCGCCTACGGTACGCCTCGCAAGGCTCAAGGTGGCACCAGCGGACAGAAGAATGGAAATCCGAACGCCGGGAGAAGCGTCGTGCAGTCTGAAAATGGATGGCCGAACAAGGATCGCCCTGGTGTACCGATGAACCCGGAGAAGGCGGGCTGGCACTGGTTGAGTTACGCTCATGACGCCGTTGGCCGAACGACGTTCTGCAAGCTCTGGTTCCATAGCTACTGGGTGGACATTGCTGGCAAAAATCGCGCCGATGATCAGGAAGTCAGTCAGAACTATAGGTACTTGTCCCCCTGCATCACCCCCGCCGAAGTCGCCCAAGCGGTCGCGCAGGCTCGGGAGGAGGCTTTGTCTTCTGCGACCTACGCCTGTCAGCAGGTTATCGGCCGCTTCACCGGCGATGCCTACGAAGGGATCAATGACGATCTTCGTGCGGATGGTGCGCGAGCATGCCTACGGGAAATAGGAGCCCTCATCCCCACGCCCAGCCAGGAGGACCGCACCAATGGCTGATGCCATGACGCTGACGGTGGAGCAGCTTCGGCGCCTGTTCGATGCTGGGGTGATCCACGGGATGGACGTGAGCCATTCCACATACTGGGGAGACGACCCGGCAAACACGGCTGATCAGGCGTTCGAGAAAGCCGCTTCTGACATCGCCCGCGCGTCGTTGAGCCGCACGGAGGTGCAGGGGGTGGTGGCGGAGGGGTGGGTGCCGATCCCCTACAAGCCCGGCGACCCGCAGCCGAGGATCAGCGGTGGCGTCTGGCGCGGCATCAGGACGAATGGCGCCGGTGGGTTTGAAGGCATCCCGGTGAAGCCACCCGCCCCCAGCACGGACGCGAGGGAGGGGGAGGACGATCCGGACAGCCCGCAAGAGCGGCTTGCACTCGTCGAGGGGATGCTGCGGATCATCATGGACAACCCCGGCCAGGCGAAGCTGTACGCCCGCGTCGCGCTCGACTTCATCGAGTTCACTCAGGCCGAGCGCCTGGAGATGCGAGGAGAAGCCGCGCTCGCCAGCGGAGGGCGCGGGGATGAGTGAGGTACACGACCAGATCGAGACCGCACGCCGCATGGCCGATATTCTCGGACCCTCATCCGCTTCCGCAAAGGCCGTCGAGGACTATCAGCGGCGTGAAGCGGCTGGAGAGAACCCCGTCTGCATCTACAGCGGCGCCTCCTGGCTGGTGATGCCAAAGAGCGTCTTTGAGAGTGCCGCCCGATGAACGCCAGCGAGCCCTACACCCCGCCCTACGAGGGCAACGAGGACATGTGGGAGAGCCGGCCGCGCGAGCCTGTCGGGTCAGAAAAGCCGCCCGGCGTGTTCCGCGCCATCGAGGTGCCGTGCCGGAAGCAGAAAGCCTGGCTCGTCGGGTTCCGCGCCCAGCAGAACATAGCGCGCGCCGTCATCGCGGAGAGGCTGAGGCAGTTGGAAGTAAGGAAGGAGCGCGCCCATGTCTGACGTGCCAGCCGCCCGAGAGATCATCGAGGCCGTCCTGCCTGACGTGCGCGCGCTATCGCCTGAGGCCGCCGAGAGGCTGGAGAAGGCCCTGGGGATGATGACCCGGAGAAGGTGCGCCTATCCCCCGGCGCCAGTGAGGTCCGCCGCCTTCACACCGGAGAAGGCCGCCCAGGTGCGGCGCTATAAGCAAAGGCACCCGAGAGCCCGGCATCAGGACATCGCCAACCGTTTCAGCATCAGCATTGGCCGGGTCTCCGAAGCCCTGCACCACGACCGATAGGCCCCAGCATGAGCGAGTTCACCACGATGGCCAAGCGGCCGAAGAAAGACGAGACCCACCTCCAGCAGATCGGGCGTACGGGAGACCCCGTGTCTGCCTTCTATCGGGCTATCATCGGCAAGTCGGCGCGCATCCATGTCCCTCTGCTGGATGTGGTCTTCGTTCGGGATGCTGGGGAGGTGCTGGAGGGCCTTGGCCGCAAGTTGAAGGCCCTCTCCAGGGAGAAGGCACCCGACCATGCGATCCTGTTTGCTATGCGCCAAGAGATCAAGTTGGCCGACGCCAAAATACGATCTCAGAAAGCCCTAGGAAAATGGCCACAGAAGCAATAGGATAGAATGCAAGAACGCCCCCCATATGTAGGGGGCGTTTCTCGTTTTGACTTATCATATCTTATGCGTACTTTGTGCTCTACGGAGCCCTCGCTTCTATCCACCGGAAGCGCGGCCTCAGATGCCGCTCAACCGCTTCAGGCTGATCTGGGGCGACATGGCCTGCACCGTCAGCAGCCAGTGGTCGGCCTGGGTCACCTGGAGAATGTTACGTGGGCGATGAGCCACGATATTGGTGCCCCCGGCATGCCTC